CAGATCTATAGAGTCATATAATATTAAGTACAGCTATTATATCAGGGAATCTTATAAAATTATAAACGAATTGAAATCTAAACAAACAACTCTATTTTAATGAAAAGTAAAAAAGAGATCATACAGGAAACAATAGATGTGATTCAGTTCTGGGGACGTGCCACAGATGATGTAAATCAATGTGTCTACAGAGTTGAAAATGAGGATCATCCCGGGTGTGCTATAGGTAAATACATATTACCAAACAAGTATCAGGAAAAATTTGAATCAAAAAACGCCAGTTCTATACGTAATGATCATTTTGGATTTGATGACTTATTGATTCCTGAATACAGAGGACACAATATAATGTTTTGGGATGATCTCCAGGACTTACATGATCATTTTGAACATTGGGATATTCTTCCCGGAGACAATGGATGTCGTCTTTCAGATGCAGGAATAAAGACCCTTAAAAAACTAATGAAAACTTATCATTTGTCCCACCATCATCATCATAATCATGATACAAAAGACATACATTATCTACGACATGGTAAACAAGAAGTACTGGGCTAAATCACACAGATTTAGAGGTGAACTAATATTTGCGAAACAATTCAGCAGCAAAGACGATGCTGTTAACATAACCAAGATGCTCTGTAAAGAAGGAGGTCTATATTTAGAAATAAAAACAATATATCATTAGGAGAATTATGAAGTTAGATCAATCAAAACTTAAACGACAGAAAAAGACAGTGTCTATATGGGCTCAGAATGGGTTCCGTGGTACACTGGAAGCCGTAACCGGCTTTGGTAAAACCTACGTGTCTCTTCTTGGAGCCAAACATTTCTTTGAGACTCTGAAAGAAGAAGACCGATTACAACACTACAGAGAAAAATGTGATTACATGTTGGTGGTTGTAGTACCTACGGATTACTTACGTAAGAAGTGGACTGCTGACCTGAATATTTTTAACCTCAAGAGTTGGGGTAAAGTTCGTGTAGATACGGTACATAATCTTATTAAGGAAGACATCCATTGTGCGATGTTTATTCTTGATGAGCTTCACATGTATGTTGGTGAGGATGCTGAAAAGTTTCCGGGAGTATTTCAATCAGTGAAAGCCAGAGCATATTTTGGTCTCACTGCAACTCTCGGGTTCAAGGGCATTCTACGTAATATGGTTGACGCTTTCTGTCCAGTAATAGACAGCATCAATACTCAGGAAGCTTTAGATAACAACTGGGTAGCTGATCATGTTAAATATAATCTCGGTATTGAACTGCCACCTGCTGATAAAGCAGAGTATGATAAGCTCAATCAGAGTTTCCACAAGTATTTCTCTACCTTCAATCATGACTGGAATATTGCGAAGCGATGTTCCTCTGATCAAGACTACGCCAGACGATACGCTTTATCCAAGAATTTGGATACAGAATATGTCCAGATACGTGCATGGAATTTCATGAGAACCATGAGAAAGAGGAAGGATTTTCTCTATAATGCGCCTGTCAAATTGGACGTTTGTGAGCAAATTGTCAGTAGATTTCCGAATCGCAAAACAATAACTTTCAGCCAGTCAACTGACTTTGCTGATGAGTTATCAGAGCGACTTGGGAATATCGCAACTGCTTATCACAGCAGTCTGGATACTCGAATCGTTGATGAAAACGACAGAGTTGTAGCTGTAGGTAAGAAAGTCAAACGAGGCGGTGGTAACAAAACCGTCTATGTGGATATTGATACAGGAGTACACCATTCATGGCGTTCCATCAAAGAAGAATACTCAGAGATTCATCTTTTTCGAAAAGGGAAGAAAACCCTGAGAGAGGAAGCGCTGAAGAAGTTCGGAGATAACAGGTATAGAATCAGCGTCATGTGTACAGCGAAAGCTCTTGACGTTGGATTGGATATACCGGATATCGACATGGGTATTATAGCATCAGGAACCTCAACTACCCGGCAAAACATACAACGTAATGGTAGAGTTATCAGGTATGTAGAGGGAAAACAGGCGATAATCGTTCAGCTGTATATCATGGATTCACAAGATGAAAACTGGCTGGAACGTCGTCAGGAAGATGATGAAAATGTATCGTGGATATATACCGTAGATCAAATAGCAGCATGACTGGATAACGTATAATCCGAATGCTTAATTATTAACCTAAACATGTTAGAAGATGTAAAATACTTCACAGATCTTCTTGTTAAATGGAAGATAACACCTAATCAATTTTGGCTGTGTTGGTTACTATACTGGGATCATCAGGAGGGAAAAGGCGGTAAGCGCCGGAAACCAAATGATGAATCCGCTATAGTAAATTTCTACAGATATTGCACATCCGTTCGTCAATTTAAAATAAACGAAATACGGGATTTGCAAGCCAAAGGGTTGGTTACAACACCAAGTAAAACAAAAATAATTGTGGACAGACTGGAAGTTACTCAGAAATTCATAGATGGTGTCCTTGTGACAAGGGATATGGCAGATGAATTCTGGGACGCATATCCAACGTGGATTAATAACTTTGACCATCCCAGTAAACCACAGATCAACCTTAAAAGTTGTGTACAGAGTGATATTAAAAGCCTGTATAAAAGTTTGGTGAAGACCAAAAAGCGACACAGAAAAGTAATGGAGATATTGGATTGGGCATTACGCCATGATAAGATTCGGTTCTCTATTGCCAACTTTGTAAAAGCTAAGATGTGGGAACAGTTTGAAGAACTCATGGAACAAGAAGGTGGTGGTTCAGACAACCAATTTGGAACCAAAACTGCATTTTAAATGAGTTATGATAAGCTAAAAAACTCCATTATTCGTGGTCAAAACAATGAATATCCGTGGATTCCGATAGGTATGGAAAAGATGGGTAAACATTTAGGTATAGGTAAACGCCTGTACCATCTGATTGGTGGTGATCCCGGTACAGGGAAAACCAGTTTTGTAGATCAAAACTATGTGTTGAAGCCTTATGACTGGTATAAAAATAAACCAGAGGACAACGACACCAACTTGTTGATTCATTATTTCTCAATGGAGAGAAGTAAGGAAAACAAATATGCCAAATGGCTTGCTCTTAGATTATGGATGGATCATAGTATTCTGTTAGATGTCCCAACAATAATGGGATGGGGTACTGCAAAACGTCCACTTGAAGATCATGAGCTTGAGCTTATAGATGAGTACAAAGAGTATTTCTCTGAGATGGAAACCATTATTACTGTACAGGATGGCGTCAATAATCCTACCGGTGTGTATAAACAACTGGTGGATCTGGCGTTGCTTCATGGTAATGAATATCGTCGGGATAGCGAAGGACATCTGTTTAAAAGGGACCGTGAAAAGTTTATCACGGGAGAACCTGAATGGATTAACATATCCGACGAAACAGGTTTGCCAAAGGAAGTAGCTGAGCTTGAAAGATACGACGGGATTTACATTCCGTATGATCCAAAGCTCATCATTTTGTTTGTGATTGATCACCTGGGTAAAGTTCGACATGAGAGTGGTCTTAATGATAAAGGCACACTTGATAAAATGTCAGCTTATATCCAGATAGCGAGAGATCATTATGGTATGTGTGGCATAGGAATCAATCAGTTTAACAGGAACAATTCAAATATAATGAGGAGGGTTAATACAGATATGAGTCCTGAGAAATCAGACTTTAAGGGCTCAGGCAATATGTACGAAGATGCCGATGTCGTGATCGGGTTGTTTAATCCATTCGAATTTGGAATCAGCTCCTACCTTAAATACAAGGTAAATAAGTTGGTGAATGACGAAGGATATAACAGGTTCAGGAGTTCATCTATACTGAAAAATACCTACGGTATTGATAATGCTGCTTTTGGCTGTCAGTTTATAGGTGAATGCGGGTTCTACAAAGAACTTCCCAAAGCCGGAGATATGACTGAACAACTCTATAGCGAAACGGTATATCCTGCTGGAATTATAAATTAAAACAACGCAATGTATGAGTAGAATAGTAGGAATTGTTGGTGAATCAGGTCGTGGTAAGTCCCATGCAGTTCAATACCTCGATCCGAAAGAAACCTTCATTATTAATATTTCCGGAAAAGATCTTCCGTTCAGAGGATGGATGAAGAATTATTCTGAGTTCTCAAAGGACAAGATGGACGGAAATTATTATGCAAGTGCCGATGCAGATAAGATCGTTACTGTGTTAAAGGCAGTCGATCAGAAAAAACCAGAGATAAAGAATATCGTCATTGATGATTTTCAATATCTCATGAGTACAGAGTTCATGAACCGAGCACAAGAGCCCGGTTGGGACAAGTTCAATGATATTGGCAAACATGCATGGGATGTGGTAAATACAGCTAAGAATCTAAGAAGGGAACTCACTGTGTTTATTACCTTTCACGTGGAAACGATTCAGGAGAATTACAAACCGAAGGAGAAGATCAAAACCATTGGAAAAATGGTAGATGACAAAGTCACTCTGGAAGGTCTGTTTACAGTAATCCTGTTCGCAGAAGCAACTCATGATTCTAAAGATGGTACAAACGAGTACTATTTTAAGACTCAGACAGATGGTGTTAATACTGCTAAGTCACCAGAGGGAATGTTTGACGACTATAAAATCCCAAATAACTTACAGTACGTTCTCGACAGAATCGAGGAATACAACAAAGGTTAATCTAATATATACATCGTACTATGGATAATTTCGATAACATTTTCGAAGAATTAACTCCACTGAAAAAGAATTCACGCTATGCGACTCAGGATTGTGACCTGCTGTACAACCCGGAGAAGGGTACATCAGGGAAATTCGAAGTCAGTGATGAACTTTTCAGACGACTTGATCTGAACAACCATGGCTTTGTGGTTCTTACCGGTAAAGGTAAAGCATTTGTTGGAATTGTTCCCAACGAAGATGCCATTACGTATGCAGGTCGGACAGATTCAGAGAACAAGTCTGATGAGTTTACTTCAAATACTATGAAGGAAGCTCTCGATGCTGTGGGTCTTGAAGGTAACAAATACTGGTTGACCCACGCAGGTACAAAAGACAATACTGAGTATTATCAGGTTGTCACATCTGATCCTAATGATGATAAAGGAGACGATATATTATTTGCAGCTGATTCTGATGCTGAAGAAAAAGATGCTCAGCTCAGCGACGTATAAATCTATCACCTTATAAAAGACGTAGTTTATGTCAGTATTTCAAGCAAACGAAGAAAAGTCGGAATCTTCTGGTTCCGCATATTTACAAACACCGTATCTCGGACCCGTATCTCCTGTGGAATTTTCCAAGGAGAAGGTCGGAAGTAAGGATAATTGTTTTGTAGCTAAGATGAAGCTTCTTGGAGAGGATATTGAAGGCAATGATGTCTCCGGTATCATCCAGAATTATGTTGAGTGGAATCCCATGGACAAAAATCAGGACAAGCAGGAGAAGGCAATTAACCGCCTTGCTTATTTTGCTCGTCACTTTGCTCCAAAAAAGGATGTTCTCGCCATTAAAGCAAAGTCCTGGGAAGAGTATGTGGATAAGATTATTCAGACTCTGAATAAGAACAAGGCAACTGAACGTGATGATATTGTTATGAAGTTTTCAGGCAGTGTCTATAAAGGCACACCGAGTATCAACACGGTAGGTTATCATGCATTTATTGCAAATGAGGACTCTGATGAGAATCTCATGTTTACGAAAAGTGAGATGCAGGTTAACAAAGAGTATCTGCAAGCTGTGAACTCTACACCCGATGATCCGGGAAGTACAGAGGCAGTTCAGGATCTTGGCGATGCCGACTTCTAAAAATAATCTCAAAAGGGAGAGGCATCTGTCTCTCCTCTTTTTTTATATTCAACTATGATCCAACCTACTCCTGAGATTAACAAAGAGTACATTCTGGAAAATTTGTCGCAAGAAGAGATTATGGAAATGTATCTCGATGTGACGGTTCAATATGATCATCTGTTTATTAGTCCGCTTCGGGTTGATAATCAACCAACGTGTTGCTTTTCTAAGATGAATGGTAAGGTGTGGTTCAGAGACTGGTCTATGAATTATCCATTGGATGTGTTTGCAGTAGTTATGGAGAAATACGTCTGTAATTTTTATGAATCTATCCAATACATTGCAGAAGACTTCGGGTTAAAAGACAAAGAGACAACCCGTAAACTTGCGATGGAATCTACTCACAAACGTGATCGTGGACGCAGACATTCTGAGAAAAGTATTATTGAAGTAAAGTTTCAAGGCTTTACTCAACAGGATGCTGATTATTTATCGTCTTACGGTATTACAAAGCAGACAACAAAATTATTTAATGTCTTCAGTCCAAAGGTTGTATGGCTCAATGGAAAGATTTATTACTCATATAACAAGGATACTCCGGCACTTGCCTATTACTTTGGTAAAGACAAAAAAGGAGATGGAAAATGGAAAATATACTTCTACAAAAACCGAGGTGAGTTCAGGTTTTTAGGCAACACAAGCAGAATCAACGGGTGGATACAGATCCCTGATGTTGGTGACTTACTTGTTATAACCAAGAGTCTCAAAGATGTCATGAGTATGTATGAGTATGGATTGAATGCCATTGCTATGCAGGGCGAATCAACCATTCCGTATGACTATATCATTGATGAGCTTAAAGGACGATTCGACAGACTTATAACTCTATATGATCACGACCCGGCAGGAATACGAAATGCCATTAAAATAGAAGACTTATATGGTATACCACCTGCATTTATCACAGAAGATTCTTTATCAATTACGCCAAATGGAGCTAAAGATTTCTCCGATTATGTGAAGATGAATGACAAAGATGATGTGAAGAAACTCGTTGACTCAATAGAAACACTCTCTTATGGCAACAGTTCAGGACGTTTTGGAGAAGAATCTGAGGATCTACAACAGCAACTCT